GGGATCTTAACTTGTTATGCTCATAATCTGCAGAGAGAGATGATGTCTCATCTCCAGCAGTTTAGTTGTTTTGATTTAACAACCGGGCCGTTAGAAAAATGTCACCTGTATGACCTTTTACGTAAGGAAGACGTAATTAAGAGGAAATACGAGAGAGTTGGTTTATCCAATTCGAGGAGATCGGTAAATTTCGATTTTTGGGTAAGCGGCGATTTTAAAGCCGCTACGGATAATCTTAGTATAGATGTGACACTTGATATGTTTGATCATATGTGTAGTCTATTAAAGGTACCCAACGCTATGAAAAGGGACTGTAGGAAATTATTGGAACCGGTTATGATGGAATACCCGGAGAACTATTCCGTAGAAATGTGTGTAGGCCTTAGGAATTTAGGCCTAAAAGAAAATAAGGATTTCTTTATGAAAGCAACTGATGAAGTCTTGACCGTCCGACAAAGGACTGGTCAGCTCATGGGGTCAATTCTCTCCTTTCCTTTATTGTGTCTTGCTAATATTTTATGTTATCAAGAGACTTGGAAAGAATGTTATGATTTAACACCCCAATTAGAAGAGCTACCCGTGTTGGTGAACGGGGATGATATTCTCTTTCGATGCGACAGTACCTTCTATGCCATTTGGCAAAAGAAGATAGCTGAGGTCGGTTTTAAGCTTTCTTTAGGAAAAAATTATTGCCATACAGATTTACTAATGGTGAATAGTGTGATGTATCGTTACAACCCGAATGTCAATTGGTGTCAAAGATTTATTAAGATAGGATACCTCAATTGTGGTCTTCTTGTCGGTCAGGCTAAACAAAGGTCTGATCGGAAGGAAATCGCAATTTGGGATTTCTATAATCAAACAATCCTAGATGCTAATGACAAGGTTTTAACTCACCTTTTATTTATGGCTTACCAATCCGAACTGATCAAGTTCATAACCAACGATTACCTTTGTAATCCATTCCTTCCTCGTCTGGTGGGAGGTCTAGGTTTTGAACTGGTTGAATCTGTTAAAGATTACCTTCAGACTGAAGGAATTCTTTTCAACGAAGTTCAATTGAAGCATTCCAGATACTTATATAAGAAACTGGTAAGCCATAGAAAGGCAGGCTACTGCTATGAGGACGATATCATCCAAATCAGTTTGTCGGATCGATTTTCTCGTGTTCGAGATCTCCCTATGAATTATGGAGTCCCTCGGCATCAACTTCGAAAATTGGTCTATAAGCCAAGTGTTGGTCCAAAATTAAGTGACCTAGGAACTCCTTTAGAGTGCAAACTCTTTATGTCTGGTTTCTATCCTGTTTGGGAGTACAACTTTGAAAGGTTTTACTACAAACGGTTGGAAAATCAAAGAAAATCTATTTTCTATGATCTGACAGATCGAAGAGATTCCTTTATGGAGTTACTCGAGGCAAGGTTCTCAATTGACAACATCTTGGCAGATGGGGATTGGACTACAGAGTCCAATCCCCTTGGGGTCACGGTACCGGTGGAAGGAAAACCACCGTTAAAAAAACCACCAATAGAACTTGCCGATGTTCTAGAGGCTTTCGGAACTTATGAACTCAACGTGAGAAGAGGTGATATTATTATCCCTTCTTACAATAGTGAGTTTTAGTTCCAAAACCCGGCATCGATGAACAAAGCCCTGGTAGTGCTAATCCCAACAGGTAAACTAGTCGTCACAACCTATATTATTGATTACGACGTGGTCTAGCAAACCGCGGACGCTTAGTATAGGCACGAGTATCGAAAGATAGTACCAGTAACTCTGGGGGTGCGCTCCCGAATAACTGACCGCGAGGTTACGCGTAATAAATCTGATCGTAAGCTAGATCAGAACCCGACCCTGTTTGTCTAATGCGACAGCAGGTATGAGAACTGCATTTCCAACAAGAATCAAAAGAACCAACAAGTCAGTCAGCAGCTGCTATCCTTGCTCGCAAAAGGTCTATCTAAGACTTCTAAACCAAAAATTAAGAAGCCTAAGAATAGATCTAAGAAGTCTCCCTTATCCAAAATGACCAACAATTTTCTTGCAGATCTTCCGGAAGAGGTTTTCAAGTTCCTCATTGCCCTAATCGACGCCTCGCATCCTATATCGCGAGGTGTCGGTTCAATTGTCAATGCTGCAACTTCTCAGAAAATCCACGCTAGAACTACCTTTAATATCACCCTAGACCCTACCTCTCTAGACTCAAAATCCTGCATCCTTTTCATTAGCCCTACCGTTTGTAGTGATCTTCCGATCATCTATCAATGGATGAATGGCTATTCAGGATCGGCCGATACCTATAGTGGAACGGTGAATACTCAATCGATTTTCGCTCGAGTTTCAATTCCGCTTCCCTATCCATCGACCTCTGTAGGCCAAGAGACCGCTTCAAGCGCTTTTGTGAATGGCCGTATCATTTCTGTGACCCTAAAGATAACTCCACTCGGAGCTGTCCTTAATCGTTCTGGAGAAGTCGTTTTTTATGACTCACCAGGTCACTCTGATATTGCCGATACAGCAACAACCACATGGAATGCTATAGCTACTTTCCTTCAAAACCAGCCTACAGGTCGTAGACTTGGTTTAGGAAATGGACGAACACATAGTTTTACAGTATCACCTATTAGTGAAGTCGAAATGAACTTCATTCAAGGTGAGAAATTAGGCTATACTCCTCCAAATTGCTACTTTAGCCCATATTCCCCATCAGTTAACAAGTTTTCCTCTTCTGGAAATGTTAACGATGCTAGTCCTATTGCTGCCCTTTATTTTACCGAACCAACTGCATTAACATCTTATCGTGTTGATGTGCATACTGTTGTTGAGTATATAGGGAAACCTTCACAAGCCTCACATACGCGATCTCATTCTATGGAAGACCACGGTCGTACTATGGTGAAATTAGTCCACCAAGCCCGCCAGGACCATTATATGGATCCTCACAAGCATCTTTTCTCTCATGTTGTTGACCATCTTGGTGCACACATGAAAGCAAAAGCAAAGAAAGCTGGGACCTCTATGGTTTCCCAAGCTTTAACCCACTTTGTGGGAGATGAATCAGGGGCTGCTCTTGCCGGAATGGCAATGGCCCTAATCTAGGATTATCGAATCCTGATCCATCATCAATAAATTAACAGGTGTCGTTGCCCTGATAATATACCAAACGCC